ACGACCGAAGGCGCGATGACGGACACCAACACGGAGATATTATGGTGTTCGTTCGGCAACCCGACGCGCAACACGGGCCGCTTTCGTGAGTGCTGGGGCCGGTTTCGCAACCGCTGGCTCACTCGCCAGATCGACAGTCGCCTCGCAAAGCTCACGAACAAAAAGCAGATCCAACAATGGATTGACGACTACGGGGAAGACAGCGACTTCGTCCGCGTCCGTGTTCGAGGAGTGTTCCCTCGGGCCGGCTCGATGCAGTTCATTCCATCCGACTTGGTCGAGATCGCCATGTCGGCGGAGCGCGAGGTGATCGCGACGGTGCTGGATCCGCTTGTCATGGGCGTGGACGTGGCGCGGTTCGGTGACGACACCACCGTGATCCGGCTTCGCCGCGGCCGAGATGCGCGCACGATCCAGCCGATCAAGATGCGGGGGGCGGACACTGTCCAGGTGGCCTACCGGATTGCCGAGGTCTATATGGAGCACCGGCCGGACGCGATCTTCATCGACGAAGGCGGTGTTGGTGCCGGCGTGGTGGACCATTGCAGGTTTCTGAAGCTGCCCGTGCTCGGGGTGCAGTTCGGGGCGAAGGCCGATCGGTCGCAGAGCGCCCAGGAAGGTGCGGTGGCCTATGCGAATAAGCGGGCCGAGATCTGGGGCGTGATGCGGGATTGGCTGCCTGGCGCGATGTTGGACTACGACCCGGAGCTACAGGCAGACCTGACTGGCGTGGAATACGGGTATCGGATGCTCGATGGGCGAGACGCCATCCAGCTTGAGCGTAAAGAGGACATGAAGAAGCGCGGCTTGGCCTCGCCGGACAACGGCGATGCGCTGGCGCTGACGTTCAGTTATCCAGTGCAACCGAGCGATCACACTCGGCAAATCGTCGGCGGCATCCTGCGCAAGCCGAATTACGAGACGGAATACGATCCGTACGCGGCTGCCCGTGGTGTCGCCGGCAGTCCTCCGCAATCCGCCGCTAATCAAACCGGGTGGATGCCTGGACGCCCAAGTCCCCTCAAAAGCCACTGATCTGATGGCCCGCTACCGGATGATGATGGCGTTGATCACTCTCTAAGTGGCTGTAAACCGCCATTTTAGCCTTTTGAAAAGAGAACGAACGGAGAATTAACTGGCTTTTGCGGAGTTGCGGCGTCGGATGGCTCATGCGCAACAATCCGCTTGCACTTTCGAAACTGTCGGACGTATGGCGCTGGAGAGGCTCGAATCGCGGGCCGATTCGCAAAGGAGCCATTGTGAGTTTCGAGAAAGCTGTTGCTGCCCTGGCTTCCTACGGCCATGAGGACGCCAATATTCGCCAACTGCGCATCCTCACCGCCATCCACAAGGGCAACGGCGAGCCGCCGCGAACGGTTCGCGGCATCGCCAAGTGGCTCGGAATGCCGAAATCCGCCGTCACACGCGGGTGCGACCGGTTCGAGCGGTGCAATCCGCCCCTGATCACGCGGGTGCTGGACGAGAAGGACAGTCGATCCGTCGTGCTAGGGCTGACGCTTGCTGGCAAGGACCTGGTGAGGCGGCTGCTCGCATGACGGTGCGCTGGAGCCAAGTTGCGGTGTGGTCGAGCGTTGCAGTGGCGCTGGTCCTGCTCGGCGCGGCGTTCCATGCGGCGTTTGGCGCGGATGCGACGGTGCTGCAGCCTGGGGGAAAATACCGCGGTCCTGTCATTGCCTGCCAAACGCAGGCGGATGCCGAACACCTCCGTGATCTGCTCGCCATCGGCAAGGTGGACGACGCGCGAGCCTACCTGATGGCCGAGGACAACACCTGCGGTGCAGCCCGTGACGTGCCGTTCATCGCTGACGAGGCGGTTGGCCCGGTGAAGGCTGATAAGAACGGCCGAGGCTGGCGTCTGGTGCGTGTCACTATCGAGTCTGGAGATCTGTTCCTGGTGACCACCGACGAGATCGGGCCGCCGGGCTCGCCGACTTAGAGCGACTCGGCTCATTGCCATAAGCTGAGATCGCTCTTTCGGAGGAATCCGTCGCCATGGCTCATACGTTCCTGGTCATTGTGTCCTTGGGGATCGGGGTGTTCCTGGTCGTGGCGGCGGCGCTTGTGCTGGGAGCCTATTACCTGTGGCCGTCGGCGTCGCGGGATTTCGATGATTGGGAGAGCCGGCGGTCATGAGCGAGGGCACGCAGGGTATCAGCCACGCGGCGCTGTATCATCAGGTGCAGCAGCTTGAAGCGCGGGTGAAGGCGCTCGAAACCGCCAACGCGAAGTATGGCAGCGTTGACCAGCCTGGAGCGCTAGAGCCGGCAGCTTCTTATGCCGATGACCTACAGCAGGTGAGGCGGATTGCTGGCGCATTCCCGCCCATGATCGATATCACGCGGCTACAGCCAGGACCCGCCGGCCAGATGAAGCCGCAGACCACGGACTGATGCTGCTCGACGTCCTCTGTATGTGTGTCGGCATCGTGGTCGGCGTCGCTTTTGGACCGTTCGCCTGGCGGATGGGCTACCGCTGCGCCAGCGAGACAACCGAAAGCCGCGTCGAGAAGCCTTGGTGGTGAACACCCTCTGCCATTGCGGCGTCATCAGCTTCATGAGGGCGCTGGCGCCGATTTACCGGGGCGATGAATGGTTCTGTTCCGCTTCCTGCCTCGCGTGGTATGAGGACAACAGGCGGCAACCGGTTGAGCTGCGTCAGGAGTTCTGCGTATGCGGTGTCAAGCTTGGCCTAGTCGCCTACTGGTACGAGAGGGAGCCAAAGCCGCGGCTGTTCTGCTCGTGGAGGTGCGCCAGGCTGTCCGCGCCGCTTTCGCGCTCGACCGGCGCGGACTGGCACGTCATTGGCGGGACTACGCCTGGGAGTTCATCGGCTATGCCGCGCTCGCTGGCGGTGCGTTCGTGATCCTGGCGCTTATCTTTGGATTGGGAGTCTAAGGATGCCTCGTGAGCGTTGGGTTCAGAGGCCCCAATTAGGCGACATGAAGACGTGTAGCGATTGTGGAGAGGCGAAACTGGCCACACGCGAATTCTTTCATCCCCACGCTCAGGGACTGCTGCGTGGTCGATGCCGGAAATGCGCTTACCTGAAGAACCGCGAGAAGATGTTGGCCAGAGCCAAACTCCGCTACGCGGCCAATCCAGAAGAGGGGAAGGCGAAATCGAAAGCCCGCTACGAGGCCAAGAAGGTTGAAATTCTGGCGCAATGCAAAGAGTACCGCGAGCGTCCTGAACGGAAAGCAGCGAGAAATGAGTGGCAGCGAACACGTCGGCGGCAAGACCCCATCATCCGATTGAACCGCACGGTGTCGAGCTACATCAATCAGAGTTTATGCGGAACGAAACGCGGGCGGCGGTGGCAAACGCTCACGGGGTACGACCTACACGCTCTTCGGCGCCATCTGGAGCGCCAGTTTACTGGCAAAATGAACTGGCAGAATTACGGGAAAGTCTGGCATATAGACCATATCAGGCCCGTGAAGTCGTTTGCCTTTGATGCTGCCGACAGTGACGAATTTCGGGCATGCTGGGCGTTGGCTAATCTACGACCACTCCCGGTCGCAGAAAATCTGAAGAAGAGCGGCAAGTTGCTGTTCTTGTTGTAATTCGGCCTTACAGCCTGGAGGTGTCAAACGGGTGCCCTTTTTTCCAGTCCGCACATTCCAACACCGGCTGTGGTGCCGCCTGCGCCACCAGCCGCGACTCCGCCGACGATGGCGACAGCCGGTGTGAATGCTGCGGGTGCGAACCAGCGCGCGATGGCCGCAGCAGCAGCCGGTGCTGGAATGTCGAATACCGTTACTAATCAAGGCGGTGCGAGCGGTCTAACGCCAGCGCCCAATCAAGAAGCACAGCGCTCGCTGCTCGGCTGACGAACTGATGACGCACATCAGCACCATTCCATCGCCCGAAGCTGTCGAGCGCGCTATGGCCGCCGATCAGTCGTTCGCCTATGTCGGCACACCAGTGGTCCGAGCGGGTTTCCACGGGGAATTGACTTTCCAATATCGGAACGGCCATCTGGTGCTAGTTCGGATCTCGGAGACACTGATACCCGATGCTGCGTCGAACGATAGTCGGCCGAGCCCGTGAACGTGCTTCCCGGCTGGCATGGCTGCGCCAGGCCGAGGAGCGCGACGCCGCAAGTGCGCCGGATCGGTTCGCCGCCGACGGCCGGCCGTTGACGGACGGCATCACGAACGCCTATCAGCCGAAAGTCGCTGCGGACCATCCTGACTACGCAGAGAAAGTGGCGAAACCGGTCATGGACGCGGTCGACAGCATGCCCAAGGCATATCGAGACGCTTGCCACGAATATGGCTACGCAGATGTCTTTCGAGCGTGGCGACGCGGCATCACGCCAGCGCGCATTCGGCAGATGGCCGAGGCCAACGGAGGAAGGTTCGTGCTGTGATCCAGCGCCGCGGCTTCCTCACCGGCATCGCCGCCGCCCTCTGCGCTCCGGCTATCATCAGGACGCCAGGGCTGATTATGCCCGTGAGGGCACTGAAGCTGCCGAGGACAATCCGAGTCCAATTCGATGTGCAGGCTATCCGCGACCGCAATGTGTTGCTCCATATAGATGATTACGCAGGGCGGCCTCTGAACTGGGGTCCACGAACGATTATCCAGCAACTCGACGCCGACACCGGTATATGGAACACCGTCTCGGACATTGCCGCATGATCGCCCGCCGCGGCTTCATCGCTGGCTTGGCTGGCCTGCTGGCAGGGCCGGCGATCGCCCGCCGCTGCGGGCTGATGCCGGTCAAGGCGGTCAAGGACCTAGGACAGTTTGCGAGATGGCGAGAAGCTATCAACGCTATCCCGTATCTGGAGCCGAACGCGCGTCTTGCCGAAGAAATGGCCTTTCTCGAAGGCATGAGCCAGAAGATCGTCGCGCAGTTCTGGTACGGGAACGCCGATCTGCATCCGTTCGAACTGCCGGGCTTGAGCGGCTTCAATGAGCCTACCCGCTTGAATTAACCCGTCGTTCCGCTTATTGAGTCACTGACTGCGGCACGGAGGACCCGGCCGCGCTCCTGAATACCCGCAGGAAGCGCAGCCATGTCCGACGATGCAGACATCCTTGAAGCCGCCGCCCAGTTCGCCGCCGACGCGCAGGCCATCCAGCGCGCCCGGGAGCAATGGGCTTCGACGCTCATGCGCCGGCGGCCGGTCACGCAAACCGCCAGCCAGGCTTTCCTTTCCTCCGGCTCCAAGCTGGCGCTGAGCGTCGGCTGCTGGACTGAGGTGGCCCGCTTCGGCATCAGCGAGGCGCGCCGATGAAGCCGCGCTACGAGGCAATGGCCAAGCCGCCGCGCGCATGGGTGTCGGCAACAAATATACCTGAACCGCTGCCCACCATCACCGTCTGGGCGCAGGACGACTCGCCGCGTGAAACCGGTCTCGTGACCGCCCAAGGCGTGCCGATCTACCGCGTACAGGACCGTGAGCCGATCGGATTCAAGCGATGAGCGGCCAAGTCGGCAACACCGGCTACGGTGCTGCGCAACCTCGCCCTGAGGGTGCAAAGCGGGCGCCGAGAAAACGCGCTGAATTGTCGTATGCAGACGCTAGCGCCGATAGGTTGTCGAAGACTCCGGCAAAGGCCAAGAAGCGACGGCCCGACGGTTCTGATAGTAATTGGGCGCAAATTCGGCATCATTCAGAGCAGAGGATTAATCAACAGCGCTCGTGGCGACAATCCTGGATGCAGAACTATCAACTGCTCGAGGCCTACATCCAGCCTCGCCGCGGCATCTTCATCAACACGGCGATGCCGACGCCGAACTCGATGATCCGCGGCCAACCGATTAACCAAAATATTGTTGATCCGACCGGCACCTATGCCGCGCGCCGCTGTGCCGCCGGCATCATGTCCAACGAGATGTCGCCGTCGCGGCAGTGGTTCAAGCTGAAGCCGGCCCTGGCAGACCGCTCGACGGCGCCCCCGGAAGCCATTGCGTGGTTCGAAGAAGTCGAAGACCGGCTGCACACCATCATGGCGCGCAGCAACTTCTACGACGAAGCCGCGCAGATGTTTGAGGACCTGGTGATCTTCGGCACCGGCCCGATGCTGATTTACGAAGATCAGGCCGATCTCATCCGCTGCTACACGCCCTGCTGCGGCGAATATCTGCTGTCGAGCTCGTCCGGCAACCGCGTCGGCGTCCTGAGCCGCCTCTTCGTGATGACGATCTCTGCCATCGTGGAGATGTTCGAACTCGAAAACTGCCCGCCGGAAGTCCAGGAGATGTGGCGGCAGAAGGGCGGCGCGCTCGAGGTGGAGCGGCTGGTCGCCCACATCATCGAGCCGAACAGCCCGATCAACGCCCCGGGCATGGACGAAGCCGCTGGCATGGTTCCGGGTGGCTTCGCCTGGCGTGAGGCCTACTGGATCTGGGGCGCCAGCAACGAGTGGCCTCTGAGCCTGTCCGGCTTCCATGAGCCGCCATTCATCTGCCCGCGCTGGAGCGTCACCAGCAACGACGCCTACGGCCGCAGCGTCGGCATGGATGTGATGCCGGACATCCTGCAGTTGCAGGTGATGACGAGCCGCATGGCCGAGGCGCAGGAGAAGATGGTCCGGCCGCCGATGCTGGCGAGCATCGAGATGAAGAACGAGCCAGCCAGCGTGCTGCCGGGCAAGCTCACCTACGTTCCGAAGCTTGGCCCGGAAGTCGGCATGCGGCCAGCCTACACCGTCAACCCGCAGACCAGGGAATTCGCCGAGACCATCCTGCAAATCCAGCAGCGTTGCCGCGAAGGGTTCTTCAATGACCTCTTCGCCATGCTCGAGCAGACCAAAAAGGACATGACGGCGTACGAAGTCGCCGCCCGCAACCAGGAAAAGCTGCAAATCCTCGGCCCCGTGGTCGAGCGACTTCAAAACGAAGGCCTGGGCCCGGCCATCCGCCGGGTGTTCTCGATCGCCAACCGCCGGAACCTGCTGCCGCCGCTGCCGCGCTCGCTCGAAGGCGTGCCGCTCGGCGTCGAATACGTCGGCGTTCTGGCGCTGGCATCCAAGGCCTCGATGTCGGCGGCGCTGACCGAATTCGCCAACCAGATGAACGCCCAGCAGCAACTCCATCCGGAAATCGCCGACCTTTGGGACGTCGTCGAGTGGGGGCGCGAGATGTCCGACACGCTGTTTATCCCGAAGAAGATCGTGCGCAGCCCGGATGCAGTGAAAGCGTTGGCTGCGGCGCGGGCGAAGCAGCAGCAGCAGGCGCAGGCGATGATCGCCGCGCAACATGCCGCGACCACGGCTCAGACCCTCGGGCAAACGGATGTCGGCGGCGGCCAGAACGCGATGTCTTTGCTCACCGGGCTCGGCCAGGGGATCAGCGGCGGCGGCGGCGGAGCACAGCCGGGTGGAGCAGCGTAATGCTGAACCTCCTTCGTCCCCTGTCAGCGAGCAGCAACGTGAACGCGATCATCGAGAAGCTGCGGCATGCCGCCGGTAACTCGACGCGGGCTGTGCGTGTGATCCCTGATGGCCGTGTGCCGGTTGGCGAAATCTGGATCGAAACTGGCGTCGGCCGCGTCCGCGTCACTGATATTCCCAAGGGAACCTGATGGACCGCATTCTGAAATTCACCCGTCACCAGGACGGCCGCGGACTGCTGACCGTGCTCGACCGGCTGCCGTTCCCGGCAGTGCGGGCGTTCACCATTTCGTCCGACCAGGTGTTCCAGTGGCGGGGCGGCCATGCCCTGCGGACGTGCCATCAGCTTCTGGTGCCGACGAAAAACACGCTGCTGGTGAACCTGGACGACGGCGCTAAGCACAAATACGGCGTGATCCCAGGAGAGGCCCTGTATCTGCCGCCGATGACTTGGATCGATTACGCGTGGGGCACGCCGGGTGGCGGATCGGCCATCGTGCTGTGCTCACACCACTACGACGCCGCCGACTATATCAGCGACAGGCCGATATTCACATCCACGCTGACAGCGATGCGTGCGCCGCTGGATAAGGCTGTTCGACTGGCAGTGCGCCGCGCCGCCGTGTCCGAGGACATCTGCGGCAATGGCTGAGAAGCCAGCGAAAGTTTCCAAGGCATCAGTCCGCTACGGTCGCGGGAAGATGACCCGCCATTGCGGTGTCTGCGAGCACTTCCGCAAGCCGAAGTCGTGCGTGCTCGTCGCCGGCGATATCGACCCTGGAGCTTGGTGCCGCCTTTTCGAGCGCGCCACCGTGAAAGAGAAGAAGAATGCCTGAAGTTGCTGGCCAACTTCAGGAAGGTCGAGCACTGTCCGAAAGGGAGTGCATGCGTGAAGGCGTCGGCCACATCAAGAAGCTCGTCGAGTGCTTCCGCTCCCTCGCCGCCCGCAGCGCCACGGCGCGGACGCCGCTCGATGCCATGATCTCAATCCACGCCATGCGGGACTGCTTTCGCGGCATCGCCTTGATGCGCGGCGACCTGCGTTGGCTGCTGCCGGCTCGCGTGGCCGAGCAGATGCACGACCAGCTTGAAGCAGAGTTCAAGGCCGCCGGCCAAGGTGGCGCTGCCATCGTCTACCGGACGGAGCGCTGGAACAACCGGGTGAAGCTGCTCGAAGAGCTTGAGCACAAGGTCACGCGACTGTTCGACCGCGCCGCGCCATCGCTGCTCATCCTCCCACGATCTGAAGGACACTGACCCACATGGGCGCCGCTAAACTTCGCCGCGAGAAGCCGATGATCGCTGTTCTGGTGCCCGAACGGGGTCGCCCAGAGGCGCTGAAGGCGCTGCTATGGTCGCTTATCACGCGCGACGGCGACGATAACCGCTATCAGATACTCGTGGGCGTAGACGAGGACGACGAAACTCAGATCGGCGTTGAGCGCACGGAGAGCAAGCACGTCCGCTATTTCACTTGGCCGCGCCCACTGACGCTTGGGCAGAAGATCAACATGCTGGCGCGCGAAGCGTCAGACGCGGATTTTTATTGGTTTTGCAGCAATGATCGCCTCATGCTCACCGAGGGCTGGCCCGCCAAGATCCG